CTGATAACGGCGACAACAATGACGATGACGAATCGAAGTTCTGCCACGCGTGCGGAACCAAGCTCAAAGAGGACGCGCGGTTCTGCCACGCCTGTGGCGCAAAAGTCGAGGACGAGTCCGAAAAGCCGGAGGGCGCGGCTCCGCTTGCCGGCCTCGCCGCCATTCCCGGCGAGTTGGTCAAGATGCGCCCTGAAGGCGACATCGAAGCCATCGGCGCGTTGTGCAAGATGGCCGGTTGTCCCGACAAGGCCGCGGAGTTTCTCACCAAGAAGAAGGCCAACGGCCAATATTTCAGCGTCGCGGAAATCAGCGAGGAACTGACTGCCGCGCGCGTGATCGAAAGCGAGAGGAGCATGATCAGTTCACACGTCAACCCCAACCAGGGCGCGGTCGGCTCGCTTCAGGAACTCGAAGCGCAAGCCACCAGCTACGCCCGTCAGAATCGCGGCAAAGAGACTCCGAATCTCTACGCCGAAAGCGGTACCACCAAGCTAACCAAAGAGCGCGCCTACGCCCTGATGCTCGAAGAGCATCCAGAGGTCTATGGCGCATTCGTGGCGCAGCACAACGCGAAGGGCTTGATCGCCACGCTCGAACGAGCCGGCGTTCGCCTTGCCCGGTAGGGCGAAAGGAGAACCAACAGATATGGCATTCGAACAGACATTACGCAATGTAGGCCTTCCGGCGGCGGCGGATCTCACGAGCGGCGGAACTGTGAATCCGCAGTTCTACTTCGTGACGGTCAACTCGTCCGGGCAGATCAACTTCACCGGGGCTGGCGCTGTCGCCGATGGCGTGGTGCAAGACAAGCCCAACGCACAAGGAGTCGAGGGAGAGGTCGCGATCCTTGGCATCACCAAGCTTGTGACCGGTGCGGCGGTCAATGCCGGTGACCCGCTCATGGCCAATGGCAGCGGCCAGGCAATCACCGCGACTTCCGGCAATTTCGTGCGGGCGCGCGCGCTGGCTGCCTCGGCGGGAGCGGGCGTGATCATTCCGGCGCTGCTTCTCGGCCCGTACAAGATGTAGCGATTCATCACATAGGAGAAATCAACAATGCCTCAGCCAACATTACAAGACGTTCACGTCAATCGGCCGCTGACGAACATTTCAGTGGCCTATCTTCAGGAGGCCGCCGGAGTCGAATTCGTCGCGGACAAGGCCTTTCCGGCCGTGCCGGTCGAAAACAAAAGCGACCTCTACTACACCTATGCGCGGGCAGATTTCAACCGCGATGAAATGCAGAAGCGCGCGCTTTCGACAGAGTCCGCCGGCACCGGGTACAACCTGAATTCCACCGGCACTTACAACTGCGACGTCTGGTCGCTGCACAAGGACGTGGATGATCAGATCCGCTCCAACAGCGACTCGCCGCTCGCCCCCGACCGCGACGCCACCATCTTCCTGACGCAGAAAGCGCTGATCCGCCGCGAGAACCAGTGGGTCTCAAAGTTCTTCGGCACCGGGATCTGGACCAACAACGTAAGCGGCCAGGCGACGGCAGACTCTACGCACGTCATCTATTGGGACGCCGCGAACTACCCGAACGGCAGCCCGATCACCGACATTCGCAACGCGAAGACCCAGATGCGGCTGTCGAGCGGCGGCTTCGCGCCCAACATCTTCGTGATCAGCCGCCCGGTGTTCGATAAGCTCGTGGATCACCCCGACTTTATCGACCGTACCAAGTATGGCCAGACCGCACCGAATCCGGCGGTTGCCACCCGCCAGATCATGGCCGAGATTCTCGAACTCGAAGAGATCCTGGTCATTGATGCTGTGTACAACCAAGCGGCGGAAGGCGCGACTGAGTCCAACGCTTTCATCGGCGGCCTGAGCGCGGCGCTGTTCTACCGCCCGAGGAACGCCGGCCTGATGACTCCCAGCGCGGGCTATGTGTTCAACTGGACGGGCTTGATCGGAACCACCGGCGGCGCCGGCGTCCGCATCAAGACGTTCCGCATGGAACACCTCGCTTCGGATCGCGTGGAGATCGACTCGGCGTTCGATATGCGCCTGGTCTCTGCGGATCTCGGGTTCTACTTCAACAACGTGATCTCGGCGGTGTAGTCATGATGCTTCGCCGTGAATCATGGGCGCGGCTCACCAGAGGCCGGGTCCCACCGCTTTTCGTCGTGCGCCCGCTGCAGGGCTTTACGCCGTCTGACATCGGCGACGAGTATCCCGCGCCGGATGCCACAAACAAAGTCCAGTTGACGCGCGCACGGCAACTCTACGAACAACGCAGGATCGGGACGCGGGAGGAAGTGGATCGGGCGATCTCTAGGCTTCCGAAACATGAACCGGCCAAGCCGGGAAAGGAGAAGAGACATGGCAATCAAAGTGGAAAAAACACCCGTTAACGCTCCGGAGTTTCAGAGCGCGGGTCCGCAGCCGAACTTCAAGGGCATCTCTCCATCGAAGCAGAAGCAGTTCCTGTCGGCGTTGCAAACGGGCAACGGTGCGCAGCAGAGCATCGCGCACGGTCTGGGGGCGGTGCCCGTAGGCGTGTTGGTCTCTTGCGCGGACAACAGCGGGAGCACCAACGTCTTCACGGTCGCCGAAGGAACGCACGACGCCACCAACGTGAAGGTGACGGTGACGACAGGCGCCAAGTACAAGGTCCTGGCCTGGCTCTGATTCCAATGAAAGCAAACTCGTTCGGCAATATCCCGGTTCCGACGCCCGGCACGCCCGTCCCCGTCACCACCGACACGAATCTGCGCGTTGAGCGGCTGCGGTTCGCTGCGGTCATCGGCCAGACGGGGCGCGTATTCCTCGGCGTATCCGGGATGAACAAGGCTAACGGCACCGGAGTGGTCAAGGAATTCTGGCCGACTGGCTCCGGCGGCGGTGTCGCGGATGCGTTCGACATATGGGCGGAAGACGCGCGGCATCTGCTGGTGCCATCGGACTATTACATCGATGCCAACAACGCGGGCGAAGGACTGATCGTCGCCTACTGGACGTGAGATGGCGAACTGGCCCACTATCGAGGCGCTGGTAGACGGCGTCATGCTGCAAACCTTCGGCGAGCCGGTCGTGTACCAGCCGGTGCAGTCAGGCGCGGCGCAGGGCGATCCGTTCACGGTGACCGCGATTCGCCACCTCAGACCGCGTGAGGAATCAGGCGCGGTGGCGAACTTCGAAGAGATCTCGGTGAATCCTTCCGACTTCTCGAATCCGCCGGCCAAGGGAGACTGGGTGACTGCCTGGGGAACGCAGTACGTCGTGACGACGGTGCGGCAGCCGGATGCCTACGGCATGCTCAACCTGGCACTCCTGCAACGCGCAAGTTGATGGTTCCGTGATCAATCCGAAAACCATACTGGGCGAGTGGGTGACAGCGCTTCAGTCCTGCCCGGACCTGGTCACCGCGATCGGCGGCGATGGCAGCAACATTCGCGCGTTCATGGAAGGGCTGGCCGCCGACAACAATCTTCGGTTGGCCATCCTGCAGATGCCGCCCGGCTCGATCCTGGTCGCGTGGAACGGCACCACGCCGCGGCGTCTTACGGGCGGCGCATTGCACTTCGGGCACCGCTTCTCGATCTACTTGCGCGCACCGGAACAGAACTCCACAGCGACGTATGCCGATCTGTTCTGGCTGCTGGTGAGCGCGATACCAACTGGCGCTCCGTCGTGGTCGTCGCTGTTGCATTTCCAGATCGATCCCGGCTGCTACCCGATGGACATGGATCTTCCGTCCGCGCAGCGAAACACGGTTGTGGTGAGTGCGGACGGGGCAACGCTCGATTACTTCGAAGTTCAGGCAACGCTGGTGGAGCAAGGCAATCCCGGCGGCGAATGAGGAGAACGTTATGGATTGGGTTTTTATGCAATCGACCGAGGGCGAAGTGAAGGAAGTCGAGGCGACCGCCGCAGCGCTCACGCCACTCATGGTCGCGGGGTGGCGTCAGGTTCCGCCGCCGGCGGCCACTGGCCCAAAGCCGGCGTCACCGGCTCAGGAGGATAAACAGCATGGCCAACATCAATGAACTGCTGAACGGATGGGGATTCGGCAAGCAGACCGCCATCGGAACGGCGAACGCTTCCACCGGCATCTGGCGTCACACGAACCTCAATACCAAGCCGTGGGCGAAGGTCCCGGTGAATGAGGATGATCGTGCGGAAATCGGAAAGGGCCACGAGTTTCCGACGCAGCTCTTCAAGTCGCATTACAACATGCCGACTTATGAGATCTCGAAGTACGCCTCGTCGGAGATTCTCGCGTGGGCGATGGCGTTCTCGTTGGGCAACGTCACTGTGAGCGGCAGCGGTCCGTACACGTATACCGTCATCCCGGCTCTGGGAGCGACGAATCCGACCGGCCTCGAGTTGCCGTACTTCTCGTTCGTGCAGCAGATCCGGCCTGGCGGCTCGGCGGTCCTGGACGAAATGCTGGTGGGTTGCGCACTCAAGGGTTGGAAGCTGTCGATCAAGAACTCGCCGGGCCGCGCCAGCGCAATGATCGCGGCGGAATGCGTGACTACCGGCCAGTACACTTCTCCCAGCGGAATCACGCTGCCCGCCGTTTATACGCCGCACGAGTTCAATGCCGGCATGATCAGTGCGCTGACCTTCAATGGCATCAACTATCTCTCCGGCAGCAGCGCCAAGGACTTCGTGTCCATGGAAGCGTCCTGGGAGAACAACTTCCGGCCCGGCTTCTTCCCTGGCTCGGGCGCGCAGGACGGCTATCAGATCCAGGGGCGTTTCGAGTGGGGGGATCGCGTTTTCGCGGTGCAGTTCGTGGTGCGCGTCGAGGCTGGATCGGCTGAGTACTCGAATCTCATCAATCTGACCACCGGCACGGCCACGTTCACCGTGACTCGCGACACAAATAATTCCTTCTCGATGCTCATCCAGAAGATGGGCTTCAATGTCGCTGAACTCGGAAATACCGATGGCATCGTGACGCTCCAGATCACCGGCGTGCAACTCTACGACGCCACGAACGGGCTGGTGACCATGACGATCATCACGCCGCAAACGGGTATCTGCCAATAGGAGGCGCGTAAGAATGGAGACCGAAAAGAAAGCAGGCTTCGATGCGTCGAAGCCGTTTGTGGTGCCGATCCTTTCGGGCGGCGAGAAGAGTTGCGAGGTGCGGTTCCCTTCGGACGAGGAGTGGTGCGCGTGGGCGCGGGCGCAACGCACCGTGCGCCATTTCCTCGGGCGCGGTAAATCGCAGAGCGAGGACGTGGACCTGCCGAAGATCAACGCCGAACTGTTCGCGAAGATCCGCACCGACAAAGACGGTCCCGAGTTCGACGACGCCGAGGCTGGCATGGTGATCGGCCGCATCGAGCGGTGCGCCGTGGCCAGCGTCGAACGCGAGGGCATCAACTACCGGATCGAAATGAAGGTTCCCGGCGCGCGCGTGGTTCACGTCCTGCGTATGCCGACCGCCAAGGAGATGCAGGACCACGAACGTGCTTCGACCAGTGTCGTCGCCGCGCGGCGGTCGGTCGAGACGCGGGCGTTCCTGGAGCCGAGCGGTGCACTTTACGACAAGCTTCACGTATCGCACGATGGCTACGCCGGCGCGGTGCCGATCGTCCACAAGTCGGCGGCGGTGTCCGAAGTGATCGCGCAACTCGCCATCGAAGCCGACGAAGACCCGGAATAGCAACGCCCGGCGACTGGCCGGAAGGTCCGGGCGTTCGGTTCCTGATCCGGTTGGTGCTGCAGCAGGGAACGCTGTGCGGACATGAAGAAGATTGCCCTGACCGCGTCTTCCGCTGCCGCAAGTGCGGATACTCGGCGAAGACGGAGTTGGATGGCTGTTCAGGGTGCAGCGCGGATTGGAGGTCCATCGACGTCAGCCACGGGCCTGCCTGCCCGAAGAACCGCCTCGAAGAGGCAATGGACTCGCCGAACGGCGCACTGGTGCGGCGATGCTTCCGCATCCTCAATGCGAAGAGCATCGGTCTGACGATCACGCTGGCCGATATTACCGAGGAGGAGTTCCGGGTGTTGGAATTGATCGAAGCGGAACGGCAAGAGCAGTTGAAGAATGCGGATGGCGGCGCTCAGCGATCTCGATAGCGGGTCAACTACCGATTTGACTCGCGGACATGTTGAACTGTTCCCACATGGAAAATCGCATCGCGCCATAGTTGAGTGACTTCGTTGCTATGCTCAGCGCAATCTGCTCGGGGCGGGGGGCGACATCCCTTAAGCAAACGGTACGATCCCAACGCCCCCTCGATGGGGCCGCCGCAAACCTGGAGAGAACTATCTGTCGCGCGGTGCGGCCGTGCTGGCCGCCGACTTTTTGAAGAGCGCCTCCAATCTTGGCAGACTCTCCAGCCACGGCGGTTCCACTTCTCTATCGACTGCCACCCTGCGATATTCGTCGCAGAATTGCTTGAAGAATTCTCTGTAAAACTGATAATGGGAAGCAAGTAGTGTGGTTGCCAACTTGCGATCTAGTAGGCCTGCTTCGTCGTAGGATTGAACGGAAACGTAGAAATTAAGCAGCCACGAAAGATTCTGGTGCGGTGTAAGGCCATTCACGCACCTGCCCTCCTCATCTGGCGAATTGACTTGCCCGTCAGTCAGGACAAAGTATTTTACGCATGATCGATCACCTCCAGACCAGTTTCGGCGAAGGCGCCACGTCTCTGCGCGTGCGATGAAGGCTTCGGGAGCAGTGAATTTTTCTAGGAGACCAATCGTCAGTTGGTGCCGCTGCCTGGCACTAATGGTTTCTTCGTGAAAGAAAGCTCCATATGCGATGATGCCCTCAAGGCCGAGAACGAAAACCAGTAGGAGTTCAGCGGCGACAGCTTCCCAGCCAAGGCTCCGCTGCCACAGAGCAAGGAACATCGTCACCAGGGACCCAGCCGTTGACAGAATAAGCAATGCAGCAAGGGTTCCTACGAACTTTCGGTTTGTGAGCGGGTTCATCGATTCGCTCTCCTGGAAGCACTCTAGCACCTGTCTCGATAATAGGCACTGTGGTCTCCGCGCCGATCGCGTGCTGCCTAGCTGGTAGAGGTGGCGAGTTGACGGGAAACGCGCATCTCGAAGAGTGACCCGTCAGCGAGTCTATCGTGCGGCTGTTGCCGACGTTCTCCACGAGGTGTGCTATGTCCAGATTCCAAACCGTCATCAAAAGCGCTCGCTTTGTCTACTCGCCCTACACCGCAACCGAGATGCAGGGCTTTGCGCAGGTACTGGCGGACTCGATCCGTGCACGCATCCAGAGCGGGCAGAATATTTACGACCAGGCGGCCGCGCCACTGAAGCCCGGACTGCCGGGCCGACGCGGCTATCCCGACTACAAGGCGGCGCGTGGTCTCAATCCTGTCCGCGATTGGACCTGGAGCGGCCACACCCTGCGGTGCCTCAAGGTCCTGACCGCCAACGAGAATCGTGCGGCGATCGGGTTTCTCGACGAATCTCTTCCTGGCCGGCGAATGACGGCTTCGCAGATCGCCGCATTCAACAACCGGCGCGAAGCGCAGTGGGGCGTGTCGCCGCGCGATCGCCAGGCGGTTCTCGCCGCGTTCCAGGCGCGTCCCTTCGTGATGCTCAAGGCAGCGTGAAATGGCAGACCAAGCAGAGCGTGTAATCCTCGAAGCCGAGGACCAGGTCACTCCGGTTGTGGACAAGGCCAACGCTGGCCTGGACAGCTTCGAGAAGAAAGCTGAATCGTCGCACGCCAAGGTAATCCGGATCTCGGATCAGACGCGATCCAGCGTCCAGCGGCTCGTCGCCTCCCTCGAAAAGCAGGCCGAGACCTACGGCAAGAGCGGCGTGGACCGGCTGATCACCCAGCGGGATCAACTGTTGCAGCGATACAACCGCGAGCCGCAGGCCATCGACGCGATCACCCGGTCCTACGAAAAAATGATCGCGATGGAGGAGAAGGCGGCGCGCGAAGCTCTCGCGGTCAAAGCGGCTAAGGAAGCCGAGGAAGCACTGCAGAAGCAGTCCGAAGCCATCAAAGGGTTTGGGGAGCGCGTCAGCCAGTTCATGGAGAATCCGCTCCAGGGAGCGAGAGGCGCTGTCTCGTCTGTGCTTACGGCACTTGGACCCTTTGGCGTCGCGGTCGCCACCGGCGCGGCCGTCCTCGGCACGATTGCGGTGTCCGCATTCGAGGCCGCGAAGAGTCTGGGCGAATATGGCACGCGCGTGAAGGACGCGGAACTGCGCACCGGCTTGACGGCGAAAGAAGTCGGCCAGTTCGGTTTCGCGGCGCGCGCGGTCGGGCAGGACATCTCGATTGTCGAGCGCCTCATGCGCGGTTTGTCCCAGGCAGCGAACGACAACTCCAACGAAGGCGAAAAGGCACGGTCGACGATGCGCGCGATGGGCATCGATTTCCACACCGCCACCGGAGAGATGAAACCCACCTCCGAGATTCTGGTGGAGATCTCCGAGGGATTGAACAAGCTCCCGGAAGGATTTCAGCGGGATGCCGCCGCCATGGACCTGTTCAAGAAGGTCGGCGTCGAGGCGATTCCGTTCATGACGGAACTCAACGAGAATCTGCGCGTCGCCCACGAGCAGGGCTTCGGGCCGACCGAGGAAGACATCCGCCGCTTTTCCGAATATCAGCGCGAAGTGACCGTGCTCGAAACCAAGTGGGACTCGCTGGTCCGTAAGTTCAAGGAAGGGCTGGTCGTCACCGTGACTTGGGTCGGAAAAGGTGTCGATTGGTTCCTCAACAATATCAGCACCGCCGGTGACGAAGAACGGGAGCGCCGTGAAGAGGAACAGGCGATGCAAGATGCCGCGCAGATTAAGGCGGCTGGCGGTTACGGCGCGAGCATGTCGATCAGCGCTCACCGTCGGGATGTGGCCGACTTGGAGCGCCGGGCGCCCGACATCATGAAAAACCGCGACGCCACCCTGAAGCGCATCGAGGATTTGCGGGCCGAACAGCAACGGCTGACCGGGGATTTCGGCATTCTGCAAGCGATTGCCCCCACCCGCGACGAGGAGGCCAAAGCACAACGTGCGAGCGACATCCAAGGCCAGATCCAGCAGTTGCAGAAGATGCTGGAGGATGCCGAGGCAATCACCAAACGGACCGACCTGCGCCAGGGCAAGGAAGAGACGGATCGTCTTCGCGCCCGATTCTTCGGTACGCACGACGGCATGGAGAAGGCATACGCCGACGCCAAGAAAGACGTTGACCCGGCTGCAGAAGCAACTGCTGGAACCGGACAAGCCGTTGACGAAGGCGCAGGCGCAGGATTTGGGTCAGCAACTCCAGACTGCCGAAGCTACCGAGGCACGCCGCAAGGCGGCCCTGGATGCGGTCGCAAAAGGCGCAGAGCAGCTCAAGGATTTTCGCCGCCAGGCAGCCGAGTTCGAGAAGAAGGGCGATGAAGCCGAACTGGACGCGATCGGCAAGATCTACTATCAGCGCGACCTGCTTCTAAAGCAGGCCGAGAAAGTGAAGGCGTCCGAATCGGAGATCGCCGCGATCCGCAAGTCGGCGGACGAGCAGGCGGCCGTCCTATCGAAGAAGGCCTGGGAGGAGTTTGAGAAGTACGCCGAGAAGGAAGCAGCCGACCGGCGAAAGAAGATGCTCGCGCTCATGATGCCCTCGAAGGAGCAGATGAAGGAGTGGGAGGAGGGCTTCGCCGCGCAGGAAAAGATCGAAGACATCGGGGTCCAGGCGCAGCGCGATGAATTGCGGCGGCGCGCGTCGCGGTCGGCACGCATGGCCGAGTTGGCCGGCGGAAGCGACGAGGAAGTCGCGCAGCAGGCTTACGAGACTCGCCTCAAGCTGGCGGTCCAGTTGGCGAACATCGAAACGGAACGCATCTCGAAAGAAGAGAACGCAGCGAAGCGATCGGTGATGGCCGCGCAGGCGCAGAAAGACCTCTTCACCGAACTCGCCCAGGCGAAGGACCAGTTCGACGAGAAGCAGGCGCAGCTCCAGCAGAAACGCGAGCAGGAGTTGCAGTCGCAGATTGACGGTCTGCAGAAACAAGCCGAGAAACTGATTGACGTTCTGTTCACCAAGCCCGCGAACTTCGGCAAGGATCTGGTGAAGACGATCCACTCCGCGGTGCTCAAGCCGGTCACGGAAACGCTGGGCGGCGCGGTGGCGAATGTACTGCATCCGATCGTCTACGGGTCGGACGGGCAAGGTGGCATCAACGGGCTGTTGCGTGGCACATCGAAGGATCCGGTGCGCGTGTCCACGGACATGAACACGGCGGCGACAATGCAGAACAGCGCGGTGATGGCCGGTTTGACGGCGATCCTTGCCGCCGGTATGGGAATCGCGGCTCCGCACACGTCTGGGGGTGTCTCCGGTGTCCCGAGCATCTCGGTTCCATCGATCTCGGTGCCCGCGCCGGTATCCGGGTCCGTCGCAGTGAGCATGCCGACCCTGTCGGCATCTGGCGCAGGGACATCGCCCCCCGGACCAATCGTTACCGCTGGCGCGGCTCCGGCCGCAGGTCCGAGTGTGGCCGATCTGATGAATCTTCCGGCGAGCACACACGCCAGCGCCAGCATGAACCCCCTCGCCACAATTCTTGGCTCCGGGTCCAAGGGCGGCACGTCTGGTGTTTACAGCCTCTTCAACAAAGGCGGCTTCTCGAAGGCGCTCTCTAATCTGAAGGGCACATTCTGGAACCAGGACGCGTGGAACGCCTCTGATAGCAACTTCTGGGGTGGCGTCCAGGGTGTCGCGAAGTCTCCCGCAGCCGGAGCCGCGGGGATGATGCTCGCAACCAGTGGACTATTCGGGTCGCAGCGCGGCACGTGGACCGGCGCTCTCGAAGACACCGCCGGAGGTGCGTTGATCGGCGAGCAGATCGGTGGCCCAATGGGAGCGGCAATCGGAGCAGCGGCGGGCTTCACCGCCGGCGTGGTCGAGAAACTTCTCGGCATCGAGTCGCCGCAGCGGAAGGCCCACGACGACATCAAGAGCATCTACGGTGTGGACATCCCGCAGAATAGCGGCACGATTAAACAAGTTGTCCAGATCGCGCAATCTCAGTTCGGCGGCGACATCGCCGTCGCGGTCCGATCGCCTAGCGTGCGTCAACTCGTGATGTTGTACTCGGAGGCCACCGGCCAGAAGATGCCGCTATCCGCCACGACGCCGTACGCGGGGAGCCTGGTGGAGCAAGGCGGCAAGCTTTACCAACAAGCCAGCTACCAGGATGGGCAAGCCCACGTCTATGCCTCGAACCTCCCGACGCTCGGCGGCATTGCCGCCGGTACGTATCCGACGCCGGGCAACCCGAACACGGCGGGCGGCAGTGGCGCGACGTACTTGTCGTTGAACATCAGCGGTTCCGACGCGGCGAACTTCATGACCGGCCAGTTTGTGACGCCGCAGTTCGTTACCGACCAGGCGATGGCGGCGCAGTATTCGAGCTACGGCCGCACGCAGCAATCGGCCAACATGCAGCTACCCGGATTAACGGTGGCGTGATCCAATGCCAGGCAATCTCGTTCAGAGTGAACCCAACGGCGTGATGCCGGCCTCGCTGTGCACCGCGTTCACGGAGTTGCGCGAATACGTGCAGCTTCAGAACCAGTATCACGACGGGACGATCCAGCGGTCGCAGCTTGCGCATACCTCGCGCCGCACGTTTCGGCTCAGCAAGCGGCTGAGCGCTTCGCTGCTCTCCTCGCTGTACAGCTTCTGGGCGGCCCAGAACGCCGGGCTGACCCCGTTCGCCTTCTACAATCCATTCGATGTGGCGTCAGGGCAGCAGATCGGCAGCAACTACGATCCCACGGGAAACGAAACTCAAGGCCGCGTGACTGTGGTGTTCCGCGGCAACTGGGCGCAGGCGACAGACATCGCGAGGACGAACCTGCAGGGATTGGAACTTGTGGAGGTGGCCTAAATCGCGCCGATCCGTGCGCCAGTGCGCGGGGTGTGAATTGCATCGCCGGTGGCAAAAGGCTTCTAGCGTATTCGGGTATATCGCTGCATCTTGACATGCTCGTGAGGTCGCAAGCTGGTTTTTCCGAGGAGGTACATCAGTGACGCAAACACCAATGTGAGCAAGCCCACGGCAATGTGCCTGATGCTCACCGGGTAAGCGCGGTTGAACTCCGGCAACGCATGGAGCACTAGCATCGCCCAAATACACAGGGTGAAAAGGCTGACCCACTGATTGATTTTGGATACCGAGATGAACGCAGGCCCCGTCAGAAATCTCTCGACACGCGCCCACACGCCACTTGCATCGGGGCGATATAGCAGAGTCTTGTATAGGGGCCCTGTCACGTCGTCTTCCAGCATGTCAACGTGATTCTCCCAATTCTCCTGCCAGAGCTTGCTGCCCCGATTTACGAGAAACCACGCCCAGGTGAAGAGGCCGCCAATACAACTGACGATATAGGCAAGATACTCTTTGTCCTTTAAATGCTCCGCACTCAAGATTGCGAAATAGCCGGCAAACGCAGCCGCGATCAGCGTCCAGAAGTAGGCAGCACGTCGCCAGTAGAGGTCGATTTCAAACTTCCGAATATCGAGCGCGTGCTCAAGAGCTTTTTGGGCCTTGTCTTTGTCTGCCGGAACGCCGAGTCCAAATGACTTCCTGTAATCCTCCTCGTTGTTCATCGTGAAAAGAACCTACCCTATAGCCGCCTTCGGCGGTAAGCGACCAGTCAATTATAGGCCACGGCACGAGCGGAGTTTGTAACAGATCCAGAGCTTCACCTTGCCTGCGGTAAGCGGGCCACCTCTATTACTATGTCCGACACCATCGGCCGCATCACCGTCCCCACGGTGATCAATTCCGGCCAGACATTCCCGCTCACTACGCAGTACCCGTTCGGCTTCTCCGTTGAGCGCCCGGTGATCGTGCATCGCTTCGGCAGCCTCGACGCCAAACAGGAGCAGCGGTATTACGTCGGCATCGGTCCTCGCAAGTTTCAGTTCAAGCGGCCGAATCTCAACTGGACGGAATCCAACCAGCTCAAGTCGTTTTGGGAATCGATGCAGGGGCCGTGGAAAGCGTTCACCTACACCGTCCCGAATCCAGATGGAACAACCACCGGCGTGCTGGTGACCTTCGAGCAGGCGCCGATTTCGTTTGAGTACCTGCGCAACGCAGCCCAGGTCGGATTGAATCTTGTCGAAGTCGTCGATCCGACCCAAGCGCCCTCCTACACAATCAGTTCCACGTGCCTGCGATTTCCCTCGAGTGCGTTGTCGACGGCCCTGCTCTCCGAAGTCCAGCAGATCGTCCCACTCCTCCACATCCGCGTGCGCGAATCCGCGGTTGCGGATATCTACCTCTCCGATCGGCGCGTCACGGTGGGCGGGCAATTATATCTGCCGCGCCTGATCGGGATCGGTGAGCCTGGCTCCGACGTCCTGATTTCGCAGGACATCAAAGGCACCTCGGACAATGTCCGCTTCACGTTCGGCAACGGCGACCGCGTGATGACGCAGCTCGCCAACGACACGGACCTGAAGTATGCCGAAATCGACCTCTGCCTCTTTCACGTGAACTCCGGCATTCTGCTGCAACTCTGGAAAGGCGTCATCCAGAACTTCACGAGCGATGGGACGCCGATTTTCCCGGTTACGTGCTCCGACGGGTTCTTCCAGATCATGAACCAGTACCCGGAGCGGCAGGTCAGCCGCCAGTGCTGGAAGACATACAACGACGGCGTGAATTGTCCGTGGGCCAGCAAGGGGCGCAGTGCTTCGGCGGTGACTGCCGCCGGCGGCGATCCCACAAGCTGCGACTACTACCTCGAATCGGCGAACGGCTGCCAGGTACATGGAATGTCGCCCTATTTCGGCGGCCATCAGGCCGACCCGCAGGGCGTCGTCATCAAGGATGACTCCACCGGCTTCCTCGGCTTCGGCCGCAACACCGTCACGGCGACGTCCATCATCTCGGATACAGTGTGGGGACTGGCCCTGCCAGAGATCTGGTGCAACAGCGGCGGCAATCCACTCTTTGGGTTCATGGCGACCGCGTTGATGGTGGACTACCGCGATGAATCGGGCTATGCGGACTCGCTCGGCATCTTGAGCGCAGGGCCTCTTGGTGGATTCACTGCGTCGATGGTCGTCACCAATGCAGACGGCTATCGGTACGTGGTCGCACCGATGGTTGATGGGTACAGCTGGCAGGGGCTGAAGGTCGACGGCAACCTGAACATCACCAAATACCAGCCCGGCTACGGCCTGCGGTACATCTATGGCACCGATCCTGCGAACGCAAGCACAGATTCCTTCTCTCTGGGGCAGGGATCGCCGCAGGTGTGGGAGCCGAATGTTTACGCGGCGGGCACGGCAGCGTGCGAGATTCGCATCGTCAAGTCCACCACCATCCAGCCGAGCACCCCCGACCAGCACCAGATGACCGTCCCCATCGACTACGGCATGTGGGGCTGGACGTGGGACCAGAACGGCAACCGCACGGCGGTCAAAGGCCTCATCAACCCGTTCTGGATCGCGGTCAACATGCTGCTGCGGGCGATGGGCTTGTACGGCGACCCTTCCACAGGCTCGAACCCCGCCGGCGGAAGCGGCCCGACGTCCTCCGCGCAGCTCGCCACGTTCGTGTTGTCGTCGCTGATTGTGGGCGACGGAAGCGGTGCAGCCGAGATCGCGGCGGACCAGGTGGCGGCCATCCTCGGCACCGGCGTGGAGACGCAGTTCCAATTCCAGGGGATCATCAGCAGCCAGAAGCCGTTTCGCGATTGGCTCACCGAGGTCCTCAACTGCTGCCTGGGCTTCTACACCTGGGAGTTCGGAATGCTGAAGCTCGGCTGCCGGATCAACGCAAGCGCGGTGGACGCTTACACGCTCGCCAACTCTCTGTTTCAGAGCCTGCGGCTCACGCCGATCCAAGCCGGCTTCGAGCATCTCGTGCTTTCGTTCGCCGATGCCGCCTATCAATATCAGGCGAACACAGCCGAGTACTGCGATAAGACCCACGCAGCCTACTACGGGCGTGCCGGGTCCCCGCTCACAAGCCAGATGCACTCCGTAGGGTGCTCGACGCTGAGCCAGGCACTTCGTATCGCCGCCACGCGGACCCGCGAAGAGATCGGTGGTGTGAACTACGCGGAGTGGCGCGATGCGCGTGCCGCGTCGTGGCAGACCACGCTACTCGGGCTTGGCAACGAAGTCGGGCAGGTCGTGTCGATGACGCATCCGGACATTCCAGGACTGCATGGGACTTGCGGCGTCACCGGCACCTCGGTGACTTGGGTAAGCGGCGACGCCTTCGACAAGTCGATGCAGAACAAAGAAATCGTGATCAATGGCGTACAGACCACGGTCACGTTGTGCCTCACGGACCCAACCTACACGACCGTGACAGGCCTGCTATTGGCTTCCGGGCCGGGGGACGGAACGAACCTTCCGTTCCAGATCATCACGATGTCTTTCCGCATCCAGCGATGGAGCCTGAAGAAGGACTGGTCGGTGCAGATCGAGGGGCAGACGGTCACGGATTCCATGTACGATCTGGACGTCGGGCCGAAGCCGATGGACGTGGTGCCCGCACCACTGCCGCCACTCTTCTATCCGATTCCGCTCGGTCCTGCCTGGGCACCCTATCAGGTGCAAGCTGCTTCGAATGATGCGCTGTTTCCGGGCGAGTGGACCTTCGATACCAATCAGTCTTACGCGCAGTTGGCCGACGGCAGCATGCTCGCGAACCTGCTTGTTACCGGGAAGCTGCCAGTCAACGAGTTCAGCGCCACAGGTGCTGGTGCGCCGGGAATCGGATCGATCTCGCAGTCCGCGACCGGCGGCTCGTTGCCGGCGAACGCAACGCTGCGCGTGGCAATCTGCGCGATCGACTCGAACGGGCTTCCTTCGGCTCCTTCGAATATCGCCATCATCGGAACCTCGGGATCTGGAACGGACACGTTCACCTTGGAAAGCATCACTTGGCCCGCGGTCGCAGGCCTGGTTTCTTACGTGTTGTTCGTCGCCACCCAGGACGACTTGATTTGCGCGCAGGCGACCGGAATGCTGACCGCCGGTTCGAGTAACACGTACACGCCCGGCTCGATCACCTTCGGCGGTCCAGTAGTGCGCTCGACGTGGGCGCTGCCGTCTCCATATGTCAGCAAGGTCCGGATCAAGGCAAAACACGAGATCCATGGTGGCGTAATCGGCGGATCGATCGATAGCGTGTCCGCCGGAACGCTCGTGACGGGCTACCTTCAGGGCGCGCCGCCCTCCACGAATCCATCCTGGACGCCTGTGGGCCGCATCATGTCCATCATCGGCAGGCCGGAAGGCGACACGCCGTATTTCAGCGCGAAGGTCACCTCGTGGGACCAGACCACCGGTACCGTCGGCGTTACGCCCGATCCCAACGGCATCGTCCAGGAGGGTGACTGCTTCGTCCTTCGCTTCAACGCCGATGCGTCGAACTCGGCCCATCCGACCTCCATCACCGATTCCGGCTGCCAAAACAACGTCTATCCCAATGGCATGACGCCCGGCGCAGAGGTCGGCAACCTGATCCGGGTGATCCAGGGGGTCTCACGCGGGACGCCGCCACGGAAGATTGTCGCGAACACGGCGACCAGCCTCACTTGGGATTTGCCGATGGTGATCAATCCTGGCGACGTGTGGATTGTCGAGGAACCGACGTGGCCGTACTCCTGCGACACGACCTCGCTCGATAACGGCAACCCGCTGGCCGTCACGACGATAAACATGCCAACCGGCAACTTTGTGGACGAGACGCTCGTGATCGTCGGCTTCACGGTTGACGTGAACGGCAACGAGTCGCCTGATGGCGATGCACCTGTCCGCGAGGACTGGGTATTCGGCGCAGAAGGGCTGTCGAAGGTCGCTGGCCTCGTGTTCCAGATGCAGGGAACGCTGGGCATCGAGTCGAACGCGGCGCAGCCCTTGTATCTGAATCGCCCTGTGACGGTCGGCGATGTGAAAGGGTATGTGCAGGCCGCGCCGACCGGTT